TTTGTCCTTTAAATATAGTAAACAATCTCTGAGGCCTGTTCGTTAATGAGTTGATTTTCAATGGCTAAGGTCATGGTTTGATAGGCATCTACGGCGTGTGAAGTCCAATCATGTAAGGGATGGTCTTTGTAAATATTGTTTTTTTCATCAAAGACTTTGGAATAATTGCTAAGACAGTCAATTAAACGAGCAGCATTTTCTTGATTAAATTGAGTGCGGTAGAGCATTCTGCGCATCAGATTAATCGCATCGATCTTACGCTGCGGTTTAGGCACACAATAAGCCGCCTCCCCGAGCTCTTGAAAAATATCTTGTGTACTTTTAGTGGTTGCTTTATCACGATTTTTGCCATCATGGGGTAAAAAATGACTGTGTAAGCGTAGATAATGCTTGTTACAAAAACGATGTGCTTCATCAATATAGTATTGTATTGGATGATTATTTGCTTCGAGATAGTAAATAATGTTTGGATTATGAAGATGATCCAATTGAACTAAAATAACCGCCGTTGAATCATTAACGCCTAAATCATAAAACGCATAAACCAAGGTATTGGGTAAAATAAGTTCAGGGATAATTCGTTTGTTTTCATCGATATTTTGCATTTCTCTGGAAAAGTAGAGTCGTTCATGCTGCACGGTAATAACGGAGTAATACTCTTGCTGGATCAGAAACTCTGGCATTCCTGCCTTTCGATCCTCATCAATCATGTCATCGGTAATATAGCGTTTACCTTGATCATCTTTTAAGCTTTCAACACTATCAATACGCCAAACCCAAGCCGGATTGGTTTTAATCGATTGTAAATAACGATAAGCATGATTCATGCCATTGAAGGTGGTTTGCAGAATAAACCAACCCTGATTTTGTCGAAAGACTGGCATAAGGATGTGCAATACTCTGGGATCAGAAAAGGCATATTCGGAAAAAACAGCGCCTAAAACATTAACCCCTCTGAGTTTATCCGGGTCAATATCAGAACCTAATACACGAATAACCGCACCATTCGTTAATTGAATAGTCATATCTTGTTGATTGAGATGCTTGATACAAGGTTTTGGAATCATGTCTAAAAATCGCAGACTTTTTGCTTCGTTTTGATCATTTAATAAAACAGCTCCTTCCCAAAGTACGAGTCTTGCGCGGATATTGGTTGGATAAATCATTAAATACAAACCTGGTTGCGTTAATGCACCTTGAATGAGTAAAGTCCAAGACTCAATTTCTTTGCCAGAACGGCGCGGGCGAACCAAAAAGAAACGTTTAAATCCTTCATTAAATAATTTATGTTGAATTTCTTGTTGGTAAGGCCTTAAGGTAATAAGCGGTAAAGTGATCGTTTCTGTTTTTCCAAACTGCAGAACCAAATTGCCTTGTTCATCATGATGCCAAATAAATTGATTTTGTGAGTGCTTAGCAACTTTTAGCTTTAAATCCTTAATTTCTTTACGTAACGGAGCTAATTGCATCGTCAATATTTAATAAAATAATTAAATACCACACAAGGTTGCATGATATTAAAAGGTTGACTGTTACCGGTAGCACTTGTTGCAAAGGTAGTTTTATTTCCTGTGACATCGCGACCCGCAGCGCCACCTGTAATTAAGGGAATACCGGCCTCAAATTGGTGTGCATGAGCCACTAACTCATTGAGTGTCATGGTATGCATCTCTTCGCCACCTTGACTACCGACGGTATTTCCTAGCGTCGGTGTTGCTTGCCCTCCGGCACCTACAGGGATATGTCTTGCCATATTAGGAATGTTAAACGTGGTACTGCCATCCCCATTCCCAAACTGTGTCCCGATAGCATTAAATAGATCGGCGTATTCATTTCGATTGATGGCTCGTCCATCGCAGAGTAAAAAGCCAGGGCGTTCAGTTTCCTGGCGGCCTGTGATTAAGAGATCACCGGTTTGGTACACACGGTTGGTTAATAAATCTTTTAATAGGTTTCCAAGCGTGGTTTTAATATTGTTATGAATGAACCCTATTAAATCGGCTCCACCATTATGTTCATCACTGCTTTGTAAATTATTTAAGAATTTTTGTAAGGTTTGTCCTTGTTGATTCAAAACATCGTAATAACCCAGTAAATGAGTTCCATCACCACCATGCGAGGCTTGACTGCTAAGTTCAGAACGTAAAGTACTGGTATCAGTTTTTTCTGTTTGCGCGGCAATAATACGTCCACCTTGACTGATCCAGACTTGATTATCTTGCGTGGTTAATACCGGTAATTTATTGGATAAATTCGAGGTTAAATAACTATTGATAATATATTGTAATCCCTCAGTTGCAAGTTGTGTATTAAATTGCTGCATGATGAGTAACACACGCTCAAAAGCCGCATCAAGGGTATTTCCATTAAAGCTTTGCGCATTACCAAATTCGGTTTCAATACTGATTTGCATATTACGCACTAAGGTGACAATGGCACCGGCTGTGGGAATTTTATCTTTAACAAAGGTAATGGTTCCGCCTGTCATCGTACCAACCGCTTGCACCGTATAATCTTGATTGAGAACCTGGAGATCTTTATCGGGATTGGCTTCATCCTCTGGATTGGTTACAAACACGGCAATATCTTCTGCGATTAAAATCAAATAAGTATAGTTAAATACGGCTGTTTTTCCATCGGCTATGGTTTGATTGAGGGTATTTTGTTGCGGTAATTTTGTTTTTTGCATTTCTTATTTCTCAACGTCCGTAATAAAGCTGTTGTCCCGGTTCTAAATAGCTTTTATCGCCTAACAATTGATTGAAATAAGGAGCTATAACCGGCATGGTATCAACAGGTAAGATATTCTTTGCCATATTCTTTATATTTTTAACCGCCTGTTTGGGATTTAAAGTGACTGCAGAGGCGCCTAATGCCGCAACACTGGATAAAAAATTAACACTGGGAGATGAAAACAAATTCTGTAGTAAGTGCTTATCTTGTTGCTTGGGATCAAATACTTGCATAAAGATGCCCAGATTGGGCTGTACCAGATCCATTAAATAATCCATCTTTTCTTGACGATTCATCGCTGAAAACAACGGCATGCTTTTGCCATGGGCGAGATTATCAAAGTAATTCGCTAAATAGCTTAAAGGTAAAGTGCCAGCGACTAATGATAAGCCCCAGCGACAACGCATCTGTGTATTTCGTGCATCTTGATAACCTTGAATTAAGACTTTATCGGCAAAGTTAATCGCAAAGCCTTTAAACTGCATCACCATGCGTAAAACTTCACCGGTAACTGTTCCAGGACGTGTCCCATAGTACATAAAGGCTTTAGTAAAGTTATCTGGCATTAATACTGCATTATCAGCGGCCATAGAAAAAATGGAGAATACCTTGCGATAGAGATCATTTCGCATCTCATAATAAGGTTTGCTATGGCCATAAAGGCGTTTTAACTCTTCATCAGTGACAGCATCCACATTAGCGGTAGTGAATAAACCTTGTTGGTTTTTACTTCTAAGCAGATCCCATTCTTTTTCTTCTAAACCATATTTTTCTAATTGGAAACGAGTCACTGAATTTAAGTTTTGCCAGGATTGATGGCGTTGATGATAAAGACCCTTCGCAATGACATGCATTAAGGAATGCCGATTTCCTTTATCAAAAGACTCCAGTAAATTAGCGCGAAAAAATCCGGTCGTCACTTTATGAATGAGTTCTGTTCCATTACTCAGATCAGCAAAGCGGACCATGTAACCTAAGTGACTATCAACTAATAATTTAAATTGTTTGCCAATAAATTTTCGTTCTTCATTCGCAAAGGAATCAAACGTATGACTGAGCGTATACGCTAAGCTCTTAAAATAAGCATTACCCCAACGTTGTGCAAAAGAAGCAATGTAAGCTGCATCTGGTAAACTTCTCAGCGCAATAGTAGGTAATCGTGCGATGGCGCCTAGAGAACGAATATTCGCACCTAAGGCACCGAGTGTAGGACTCACCGCCGCTTGGTTTTGCTGCATCGCCTCCTTGAGTATATTGTCGGTACCCTGATACCAGAGCGGTCCTTTTGGGGTTTTTTCTTGTTGGATTTTTCGTAGATCGTTATAAATAGACAACGGCGCATCACCCATAAGCTCTGCGGTGCCAATACGGTTCGCTGAACTATTGAGATCGCCGATAAGTGCTTGAAAAAGATTACCCTTGCCATATTCTCGACTGTAATTTAAAAAGGACTCATGATCCTTCCAGTAAAAGAATAGATGCGCTTTTCTCTCAACCGCCTGACGATCATTCGATATGACGGAACGGGTAAAAATTTCACTTTTACCTGTCGTGATATTATTGAAGATAGCATCTAAACGTTGATCCACTTCATCGTTTGATAGGTTTTCAGCGAAGGTTTTTTCCAAATCGAGATGGGATTTGATGAACTGAATCCAACGATTTTTAGCGGACTTTAATAATTTAGCCTGATCGCCTTTTAATCTAGACGTTACATTTTTAAAGAGAGTACCTGTACTTCGTCCACCCTGGCCGACTAACCCCTCATCATGAATCGCACGGATAAACCGATCCTTATTGACCTCACGTAGACGTAAGGCATTAGAAATAGTCAGCTCAGAATTTCTTACATCCATATAATCATTAATTTGTTTTGCCAGTTTTTGAGCTAATTCAGGCCCTGCCTTACCATCTAAGGCTCGAGCAATCAAGATATCGTTCTCTTTGTTTTGTAGAAAACTTAATTCCTCATCCGACATGCCTTGAAACAAAGTCTTAAATAAACGTTGTTGTGCGGCTTTTTGATGCGCTGGAAGATTATTGGCTAGATTGGTATAACGCTGTGCTAATAAAGAACGCAGATCAATCGATTTAGTTTTTAAGGTATCCGCTAAAGCGTCAAACTTACGGATATTGTTTTGGGTGACTAAGGTGTCTTCAAAAAATGATTGTAGATGTTCCTGGTTAACCTCCTCAATCGCCTGATTAATCGCCGATTGACTCCGCAAGTTATCCAAGCTTTTGGCTTTGCTTAAAACATCATTCACATAAACCTGTAAATCATCTTCCTTAAAATGAATCAGATGTTTGAGTGCATAGTCATAACACGCTTGGTTTTTCATGCGTTTCTCTGCAAACAATAGATAAGATCCTGAAATACCTGAGTTTTATTTTTAAACTCCTGATATTTTTTAAAGGCAGGTTGAGTTTTAACCGTTAAATTTAGTTCTTCTTGTTTTTTTAGGATGTCTTGATAATGTTTTAATTGATCGTTAGCACCGGCTATTCGCTGCTCGGTTAATGGCGTAGCAGGTAGTTGATTTTCAATGCGTTGTTTTAAATAATCTTTAACCGAGTCATTATTAGCTAAAGGTTCTGGACCTAATTCAAGCTGATCACTAAGACTCGATAAAAAAACGTGCCAGTCTTTTTCGCCTTTATTTTCCAGTTCAGTCACTATACCTTGTAAGCCTTCACGCAAATTTGGATATTGTTTTAAGCGATTCAGGGCATTTTTTTGGATGAAATTAGATAAAGCATTGGGAGTATTCAACCCATATCGGGCTAATAATTCCTCTGGAATTACCGACTGTAAGGCCTTAATGTCATTCGAAGTTAATAAAGGCACAGTCACTTTATTTTCTAACGGATTTATTGAAAGATCTGGATTATTTTTTCTGAGTATCTCAGCGGCTTGCTGAGTTAATTCCGGATCATCTGATTTTTTTTGGTAATCTTGATACCAGGTTTTCTCTTCAGCAGTTTCTATCTGTTTAAAAAGTTTGGTTCGAATAAGACTCGCCGCAAAGGGCGCAGCACCTAAAGCTAAACCAAAGCCACCCGCGATGCTGGTAGCACTGATTAAATGAGAAACATCGAGTTTATTATTGGGGGTGATAGATTCGGCTAGATTTTCTGGTAGTAATGAAGTCGCCGCAACACTACTACCCGTAAAAGCTTTTTCACTTAAGCTTCCAACGGTTTCTCCTGATAGTTTAGTGATTGTTTTTTCGCTTAAACCAGATAAAAATTCCGGTGCAATTGCAGAAACTCCTTTTATAGTCCCTTTAGCGAGTAAACTACCCGCACCACCTAAAGCAATATTAATCGGATTTAAAGCAAATCCAAGTAAGGATGCAATCCCATCCCCTATTTTTTGTGTAACGGGGAATCCAGAGGTTTCAGTTACCTGTTGTATGGCATTATAGAGATCATTCAGTGATGAGAAGTGTGGGTGAATTCCTGCTAAGGAGGCTATTTTTTCTAAAGCGATTTCGGGTTCGATGAGTTGTTTTAAAAAATTACCGCCGATAGTAGCGGTATAGCTAGGAGAAGAAAATTTTGCTTGTTGTTGATACTGTTCTTTAAAATCAGGTTTAAGGCGAGCAGAACTTAACAGCATTTATTGATTCCTATGTGCGTAGGTGACTAGGCTATCGGTAAAAGGTTGCGAATAAACCACCGTTCCTGCTTGATCAACCGCAATGATTAAGCCATCCGGTGTATTGGTAATGTTTAAAGCATTTCGATTACCTCCAAAATATTCAATTAGATTCTGCACGCCTTCCTGCCACATTTGCTTAATGGCATCATCTACTTTGTCAGGTATCTTATCGAGAGTGGATTTGTGCAGTCCTAACGCTTCACAGGCTTTATCACGAATATGATCGGCTAAAATTGCCGCTTCATAATCGGTAATCGCTAAACTTTTTAGATCAAAACAATAATTTGATCCGCTAGAGATTTGATACGATTTAGAAAAATGATCAGTAAAACTCTGGATATAGTCATTGATGTTTTTTAAAGCTAAGTCATGATGGATTAATCCTTGGTATTTACTGTAATTCATTGCCATTTGAACGATAGATAGGGCACGAGAAGGATCACTGGATTGGCTGAGATAGGAAAAAATATCATTATTGGATTCATGCAGTTTAGCAACCAGAATATTTTTTAACGATTTATCGCTTACGTTAGAGTCTTTTACATTAGCGATATTTATTTTTGAAAAATCCTGTCCGGTTTGATTGGCGCGAATTAACTGCTTTAAAAATGCTGGTTCGGTGCTGTCTTGTAACATCCCCACGGTATAAGCCACTTCTTGTTCGAGTGGTTTTTTTAAACTAGCGGCTAAATACACTTTATTTGCGGGATCATGCTTGTTTAAAACATCTAATAAACTATCGGGATCAGCGCCTTGAATAAAAGTAGATTGTGCTTGTTGCTTTAAATCATTAGGAATCGGTTGGATAAAATGATTATCGATCTGCATCGCATGTCCTAACTGCACGGATCGGGAAATATAATCGTTATAAGCGGCTCGTGGATCAACACTATTATAATTCTGGGCATAATCTTTGAGCAGTGCTTGTCCTTGCGGTGTCGCTTGAATGATCTGTGCATAGTCTCCAGCATTAAAACCCTTGATTAAATGCTGTAAGCTGGCTCTTTCCCCTTTTTCTGTTTGAGTTAATAAGCCATTTTTATTACTTAATGCTTCCATGCGTTGTTTCAGCAGCGGCCAGTGTTCACCGTTGTTGAATAAACCCTTTGTTTTTTGTATACCTTGAGCAAAAAGGGTGACTTCATTTAAATGATCAGGGGTTAATTTCATCCACGCCAAGGGATTAATCGCGTTTCCTTGGACTAAATCCGATTTAATGCCTCGTAAGGTTAAATCGTTATGATAATAATCTTGAAGATGTTGGGCCGCAGGTGAGATCGGTGTATTCGATTTATCGATGCCTTGCGCAAAAGGGGATGCTAACGCAATGTTGAGCTGGCTAGAACGCGTATCCGGATTTTGTTGCAGATGATGCAATTCCTGTAGGCTATCTAAGCTATGCGATAAGGTTTTAAATAATACGCTCGCTTGTTCTGGCGTGATGACTCGCCCTAATAAGGCTTTTTCGATGGATTGATGAGTAATATCTATTTTTTGTTTAAATTGCTTATCATCGGAAACCGAGGTATACAGGTCCTGTAAAACATGCGGCCATTCCGTGTAAAAGCTACTTTGTAATTGGCGTCGATGGGTTTCATAATCACTCAATTGGGCTTGTGCATGAATCTCTAAAGCACTGCTTTGCACATTACTATCGAGCTGTAATTGATGCTTTTTATTAAGCGCGGTATGATTTTTAATATTATCCAGTTGCAGCTTTGTATCTTCACTAATCTTTTGCGCTAATTCAGGATGAAGTTTTAATTTGAGCTTCGCGTCCATTTTAATTTGCTCGATACTGCTGGTCGCTTTTAGCAACAGTGCCGCACTTTTTTCCTGTTCGATTTGCAATCCCGTTTGCATAAGCGTATTGGAAACTTGACCTAATACTTGGCTAAATGCTGAAATTCCCTTAGCTTTACTCGCTATCGGTATATCGCGTTGAATGGGCTCATCATTTAATTGAGTGAACGGGGTCGGCATTAGCGTGGAATCCTATTCGGCAAGTTGAGCAAAGGAAAGGCCCAGCTTGGCTACATCGCCAAATAACTGCGCATACAAGGTATTTTTAACGTTACTTTTTTCAATCGCAATCTGGTTGTCAAATAGGCTTTTAGAGAGGTCGAGGCTTTTCTTTTGTTTTGCCGCGATATTTTCTGTATGACGCTGAACCGCGTTAAAACTAGGTGATGAAAAAGCGACACCGCGTGTGCTCATCTCCACGGTTTGTGTTTGCAAGACATGATCTAAGTTATTCATATGACTTAACATATCTTGTTGATATTTCACTTCATTGGCTTTGGCTTGTAGATCCAATTGGTTTTCTTGTGCTTTAGCGGCTTGTACTTGCATTACCCCTTGATCTACTTCCATTGCTGCGGCAGTAGCAAGGATCAGTAAACTGGCTTGTGGCATAAGACTCCTAAATCATATGGGTGTTAATTTGATAGGCAATCGAAGTAATCTGCAAATCAAAGGGGGCCTGTTGTGTAATGGAAAAGGTCTTTTGTCGATTCCAGCCAAAAACAGGTGAAATAATGGCGGTTCCAGAACTTGGGTGTAATCCATTCCCTTGTTGGATATTTAAAAAAATCTGATAATTAACTAACTGATCGCTAATATAAAAATTTAACGATCCAAAATACTCCACATAAATCTTGGTAATTTTTTTCATCAAGTCGGCGTGTTGAGATCCCCCATAAAAGTACATCGGTCTGATTTCAACGGGATACAGTAGGCCAATAAAACACGAACCTGTTTTTTGTTCCGGATTATGGACTTGAATGCCGCCTTGTTTAACCGGATAGAGCCCGTAATCTTGCTGGTCAAAAACAACTTGCACATTCAATCCTTCAAAACGTTCTAAGCCTGATATTTTTCCGTTTTCTGACAGATTTTTTTCTTCAAACCCATCTAGTTTGATATCTAATGCCATTTTCTCTAAAACAATTTGTTGGCTATTAAGATACTTTTTTAACAAATAAATGGTGTTATCGATAGCCACTATATCCTGTATTTCAATTTGATTTTGGCTAGAAAAAGGCGTTAATGCGGCCAAATTAACTTCATGAGCAAATTGGAACGCCGTAATCGTATGATCCGGATTGAGAAAATAAATAAAATTATCTTGAGATTGGTCCGTGCCACGTAATAGTACCGCTTTAAGGGGGTTTTTAACGAGATGGCGGGAGGCTTGACTAATATTACTGGCTAAATAGCTTTGACCAATCCCTTGAAAACGAAAATTAATAATCGCATTCCCTGTCTTGTTGACATAATAACTATCGTTCAAATAACTGACCGGCTTGAGCTTATCCGATACACCATAGGCGGACTGTTGACGAATAGAGAAAGTAGCCGGTGTTAGGCCTATGTTTTGTTCTTGCGGCGCTACAAACTCATAGTTAGCAGTATAAATTTCTAATTCTTTACCGCCATTCATCCAGACGATACCGCCTGAATCACTTTGGCCTAAGGTATAAATAATCGCATCGGTTTCTTGGCCTACACCCACATCGAAATTAACCGGGGCATTGATCTTCGATGCAAAAATGGTATTACTTAGGGTTTTGGTATGAGCGAACCATAAACGATTTTGAAAAAAAATAACTTTACTGGGATATCCTGCGTTATTTGAAAAGGCGGGTTTACGAATTGAATATTGGGTTGCAGAAGTCGAAGCCCCTTGAATGAGAAAAGGAATCTGAACTTTACCTTCAAAAGTGACCTGATTCGCTTGATAAGAGACCTGGGTAATAATGGCATAACCTAGGGGCGAGAGATCAGTTGTGCCTCCGCCAATGATTTGACCGCCTATCCAATCATCGTTAAAGCCGGGCGAATCAGTTAATGTTAATCGAATGGTATGCACATCACCGCTTAGATTAGCATTCCCTTTATTGTAAATCACATCGCCAAAATCGTAGGCGGGCAATGGATAAAGATTTAATATTTCATAGGTAAAGAGCAAGGGCGCATAGTTCTTTATCGTAATACGTGCTGGCGGATAATTAGCATGAACAAAAATAAGCGAATCGTTATCGTTGCTATAATCCAAGTCATTTAATTCAGCGGAAGCATAAGGTGTTGAGAGCGTTTGTAAGAATTGCAGCTCTGATGCGGCTTCTTTCTTTATTGCATAAATATCAAAAAAATGATGGCCGCTGATAAGACAATAAAATTGCCCATTTTTATCTTGAAAACCATAGAGTTTAGAATTTGCATCGCTATTTTTTGTTTGAAGTAAAAATTGCGTACCTTTTCTTTTTTTAGCTAAGCCGGTCGTACCGACTTCCACGTTCAGTAAAGACTGTGCAGCGGTTAAATAATCCTTAAAGTCAGACCGGTGATAATTAATCGCATCGACTTCTCCACTACTAAACATGGTTTGACGAATAATCTCCATCTATACCCCTCTTACTCGGTCAAAATCATTTTGCGCCGCTGTTTTAATGCCTTGCTCCATATTATCTAAGAGCAAAGCATTCATTTTTTCTTGTTGGTATTTGCTTTCTAAATGAGTGGCTAATTGAATATTTTGCGTGAGAGAGACGGCACTATCGGCTGCCGCATATAAAGCGAGTGTTCGTGCAAAAAGAGTTGGCATCATGTCATAATCGAGATGATTAACCGTATAGTAATATGAGAAAGATTTGTTATGGCAGAGGACATACCCATCGACTAATAAATAATCATCGATTTGATGCGAACCACCTTGAATAAATCGCCCGAAATCATAAGGTAACTGGTAAGTATAGGGATAATCGGGTGAAAAATTTTGTGTCAATGGCGTATTATCTTTTCGATATTTCACCGCAAAATGCCAATTCGTTGCTAATAACAAATTGGGTAATAAACTATCGAGTTTCGCCGCAATAAATTTGGCGGCATCACTTTCATTCATAGTCGCAACCGGTAACAAACCTAATTCCAACAACGCTTGATTGATCACCGTTAATTTTGAATGGGATAAAGTCATGTCTTTATTCTTCTTGGGGCGGCGGTGTAGGTGGTATAGGGTTTATGACTTTTACTAATTGTGCCGCGGGGGGATCGCCTTCTTTAGCGGTATTTTTAACGATAAATACACCGCTTTGTTTACCTGAGTCATAATTGATGATCACATAATCCAGATCTTTAAATTGTTTTCTACTGTAAAAATCATTGATATAACCGATTTGGGTCAACGTAGATTCATCATCAACCGTGCTGGCCGCAAATACCGCGGGCGCAGCGCCTAAAATTCCTCCTGTTAAGGGAGTTAGCGTTTGAAAATTGGATATATTTTGCATGTGTAGCCTTAATTTTTAGTATATTTTAGATCGGCAGTGATAAGCGCAATGCCTCGAGGTTGAATAATCTTGGCGCCTGTTGTTAGTGAAGTGAGTAATTCCCAACGATCTTGATGCGGTAACCAAGTAATGCTGGTCGTTATACTACGGTTATAACCTTGTACGATGGCATCGCGATGCACGACGGGTACGGTATATTTAAATAAGCCTTTCTCATCAGGAACACGTGGAATGCTATTAATGCCATTTTCACCTAAAAATCGAAAATCAATATCTAAATAGACTTTAATTTTGTTATTGGTTAAAGGTTTAACCTCATTGTAAAAGAAGTTAGTGACCTGTTTATCGCCATAGAGAGAAGGCTTTAACAAAGCAGGCACCCAGGTACTGACTTGTAGATCATGCACATCCATGCTCTGGCTTTCTAAATAGGATATCGCTAAAGCATACTTTTCTTCATTGATTCCAGTATTCACACCAACATCAACTGGAATGGTATGTATCTTTCCCGCAATAAAATCCGGATCACTGAAAATTGCGTTGATTTTGATATAATCCGTTAAGCGTGCAGCGGCTAAACCATGTAGTTTTGAATGATCAATAATCTTATCAAAGTTATAGAGTGTCTTTTCCCCGCCACCTATAACTGTTTTTAAATGATAGTCATTGGTGGGTACTTGTATGTTGGTTTCATTAACAGGGGTGACAAAAATATCGGTGGGTGAAAAATTTGTTTGGTTCATTTCAACCAAATCTGACATGGGTATATTTAAATGCGTCCCACGTAATCCATGGCGTTCTTCAATGGTATCTTGAAGTTTTAAACGGTTTTGGTATTGTAAAGTGACTTGTGTTTCAAACAGCTGACATGCGGCTTCTAAATTAATTTCAGACATAAAAACAACCTGATAAACAAAAAATGAATTTCCATCTATCAGGTTGCCCAAAGGAAGGGGCTGATAAGCCTCGGTCTACATAAAAAGAATTTTTAGGCAGATATAGCTATAATAACTTTAAGAAAAAAATAAACTAGATACATTATCTAGTATAATCGATTTAAGAGACCTTTATGGAGGAGGTGGGGCGAAACGAACTCCAACATGATCTGACATGTGATTGGTCAGTGTTGCAATGCTAAAAAATGCAGG